ACCTAACAGCTATTGAACAGCTAGAGACATGGCTAGAGTATCAAAGACATTGGTGTGAGCATAAACCTAGCGTCACCTGCACTGTCCGTGATGATGAGTGGCTAGACGTAGGTGCGTTTGTGTATAGACACTTTGACGAAATGAGTGGTATATCCTTCCTACCCCACTCAGATCACACATACCAACAAGCACCCTATCAAGAGTGTAGCAAAGAGGAGTACAACAAACTCCTTAAAGCTATGCCTCGTAGCATAGAGTGGTCAGCTTTGTGTGATTATGAAAAGGAAGATAACACTGCAGCTATGCAAACACTAGCCTGTACTGGCGATACGTGTGAGATAGTTGACTTAACATAAAGGAGATAATTATTATGTTAGTATTTAATTTACTTGTACCTGTGGTCTACGCTTTAACACTTTACGGTGGTTACAATAATGTAGCTAAACCTGTAGCAAAAGCAACTTACGAAACAGGCGTTGTCGTTTACGAAAAGAGTGTAGACATTATTAAAGATATCACTACAGAAGATCCAGAGTAGTGTATGTCTTAGTACTCATAATGTCTGTTGCACCAGGGTATATCCAAGTCCAAGCAATTAATCATGTATACCCTACTATGGAGATGTGCAAGACTAGCGCATCATACATACGCAGTGAACTTATAAGTGAAAAGCCTACACCAGAGTCCACTGTATCAGCTTACTGTACGGAAATACCAACAGAGGTATAATGAACATAGAGCGTGAAGCAAAGATACACATGGAAAGAAAGCTAAAGCTTTTCTTTGAGGAGCTAGAAGTGAAGTTACGTCCTGTAAGAAAACACATAGAAGAAAATCTGCGTGAGGATATATACAAAGTCAGAGCTTTACAGGACATAGATGACATACTTATGATAGCTAAATACGCTGCAGAAAAGTATGGTCTAAAATAAAAGGGTAGCCGTTGACTTAATTGTTGGCGGCTATTCTACATCCCAGTTTTGATTTTAATGTTTAGATGATCTATGTAAGACTCGTATGTTTTTAACTCTCTAAAGTTAAAGTCTTTTAGTTCAGCATCTACACCTAAACTCTTCATGTGCTTCATAGCTTTATCTTTTTGAAAGTTGTTACCTTTAGTAGATGCTCTGTATCTTTGCTGATCTAAATAAGCTGAACTACCAGGAATATCAAAGTAGTCTCGTAGTTGATCTCTAGCTTTTTTAAGTTCGTACTTTACTCTGCCACGTTTGTACTCCAAGTCACCCTCTTGGAATCTTTTACTAGACAATAATATCTGCATACGTTTCTCTAACATGGGTGCTAGACCTTCGTTAAACAATCTGTCATAGGTAGGAATATTAGATCTCTGATCTTGTTTCCATGACTGTAAGTTTGTTAAAGTATATGCTTGCTCTGTGGCTGTCTTACCTCTCTTAATGTTTAAACCAAATATACGAGCTAGAGGATTGGCATCATATATCTCACCCTCTCTGCTACTTACACGTAGGTTCTCACCTGTAAGAGTTTCTGACTCCCCTACCAAAGCCTCTAATATATTATCAAAGTATTTAGTAGATGACTGTGTAAACACTGGTAAAAAACCGTCAGCTTGCCTAACATCCTTTGCATTGTCATTGTCTGCTAAAAAACCTATCGATCTGTTAATAGCATCAAGAGGACGTGTTGCGCCAGCAGCTATGTTACCCATAGACTTATACAATGCGTCTAGATCTGCTCCCCTTCCCCCACTAGAAAAGAAGTCTATTGCATTAAACACGTCATTACCAAATTGTAAGTCTCTTGCAACTTGTCCTATAGCTAACTGATTACCTAGTTCTTCTATTAGTTCAGGGGGAATAGTTTCTTGTTTTACAGCAAGATTGCCAACTCTTCCAGCAACTAAAAACAGCGAGAACGGAAAGACGTTTCTAACATCCATAACAGTTCCACTCATCTCTATTTCGTTTACACCTAAACCTTTTTTCTGTCTCTCATTATCCAATCCCATAGCTAGTAACAAACCAGTTGTACCCACTAAGGAACGAGCAAATGCTTCGTTTGTTTTTATGCCAGGTTCTTTCTTAACTATACGAGAGGCAACCCCTGCAAGACTTAGTGGACTCCATTGATAGCCTGTTGCTACAACGTTGTTCATAAATCTACCAAAAGGGATGACTGTACCCAACACAGGTGTATTAGAGGCTTGCTCCACAGCCCTAGCCACAGCACCTAAATACTGATCATCTGTTGTATAATCTTTTGAGAACACAGATCGTAGTGTAGTATCTACTGCGCCACCTATAACATCATCATCTAACATTTTCATGTCACCCGACTTCAGCACATCAATTAAATTTTTATCGTGCTTTAGTCTGACATACTTATCTAGTTCAGACATAAACATTTGAGATTTAGTAAATGTATCTTGTACGCGAACACCAGTTATTGTCATAGAAGCATCTGCAAATATCTCTGCGTTTTTAATCACAGGATTGTTTACATCAACGTTATATCTTTTAGCAGTTCTCTCTACCCCACCGCCAATAGTCTCAAACAATAATCCTTTAAACTCTTTGTTATCACCTATGTCATCCATTAGGTTTACAAAAGTTTCGTAGGTGGCTAGAGGATCAAGAAAGTTTTTCATCTTCTGAGATTGTATGTCTCTATACACACGAGATTTTCTAAATAAATCCTGACTTAATTCTTTTTTACCTACACTAGCTGCACCTAAAGCAGCTACGTATAGCTGCCCTGATGCAAATATATCAGCTACACCCTGTCCACCATAGAACTGTGCAAAGCCAGCTACGTTAGCTGCAGTTGTAGCAGGAGATGACACAAGCAATCTTTTCCATACGTTTTGTGCGTATCCTAATCTCTTAGCTCTTTTAGCCGTACCAAACAAACCTTCTTTTTCTAGAGTATCTCTTACTTCTTTTTGTTCAAGTGCCGTTGAAAGTATCTCGTTTCCTGATACGACACCTGCATCTGTTGCTCTTCTGACAGCAGCCATAACACTAAGAGTGCTACCTGCTCCACTTGTAGTAGCGGCTATTACATCTCCTAAATCCACAGCAAGTGTAGCAGTAGTTCCTAAGTCTATGCTTGTTTCTTTTTTAAATAACTTTGATATTTCTTTAAGCTCTTCCTCTGGCATATATTGTAGCAAGTTTGTCATAACATCAGAGACTTTTGTTTTCTTTGAAAACTTAATACCGTTCTCATTAAATATCTTTGCTAGCCCCCCGACAGGAAGCTTACCTTCTGCAGTAGCTTTGTCTGCAGTTGTGTAGCCTAACATTATTTGACTAAGCAAACTCTCAGGCATTATTTGATTACCTTCTCCTTTCGCTAACTCTTCTTTACCTGATCTTACTTTTTCTCCCCAAGACTTAATTGCATCTTTCATTTCTTTAGCAGCTTTGTCTATGGATTTCTTAGCTAGTAATGGCTTTCCTATTGCTTGGCTTTGAAGCTTGCTTACTAGTCTTTGTTGTTTCTTTATTGTATCCTTATCTGCACCACTTTGTTTTAACTTCTTTAATTCTTCTCTTGCAGCTTTAAATTTTTTAAGAGGAAACTCTTCGCCTCTTGTTCCTGCTCTAGCCATGTCTGCTGCTTCTGCAAATCCAGATATACCATCTGCTTTACCAAATGTGTAGTGTAGCCCACCACCCACACCGCCTAGAGCTAAAGACATGGCAGTTTGTGCTGCACTGTACTTTTCTTGAGAGCCTACATCTAAGTATAAATCTTGTATAGCCATGTCTTGATAGCCAGCAAGTAGTGAGTCAATGGCTGTAGTTTGTAGCACCGCTTTCTTACCAGCTTGTTGCATACCAAACTTTATAGTGCGTGGCTTTAGTCTACCCTTTGTAAGAGTTACCTCACCACCTTCAACTGTTGCTTTCCTAGCTGCCCTGCGCCCAGCCTCAAATCTTACTTTTGCTCTGGCTGCTTTTGCTGCACTATCAGCAGCCCTAGTCATGGATGCTTTTGTGTAGCCACTACCAGTGAGCTTCTTAATCATAGCCTCTGCTGCATCATCCCCTGCTTTTTTAGCTGCTTCTTTAGTTGCACCAGACTGTGCTGCTCTCCTAGCCGCTGCTGCTACTGAATTTTTTATTGCTGCTTTACTGGCTTCACTTACACCTAGAGCACCAGCTTTACCTGCAAAGCCTGTCACTAATCCTAAGTAGTTTGTAGGGTCAGTTGCTACTGCTAAGATGTAATCCTTTACACCGTCCATAGCGCCAAATACACCATCATTTACAAAGACATTACCTAGACTGTCGTATAAGTCATATGCTTCTTTAGCTATATTTTTAGTTTTATCATCTGCTTTACTTATGAATCTAGCTTCACCTGCAGTTGCAACTATGTTAGTGTTAAACCTACGCATAGTATCTACAAAGTCTTCCACTACAGTCTCAGCTTCTGCTGTTCTGTAGGTAGCCCCCTTCTTACCTATCATGTAATTGCGTATCTTGTTTAGCCTGTCTCTTCGATACAAGTCTTGCTTCTTTAACTTTTCTCCCTCACGAGTATCAGACTCAAACATGTCATCAAACTGTGTGTTATCTCTGTACACAGGCGTAGTTGTATCAATGTCTTTAGATGTATCTGTCTCTATACCATACTCTTTATAAAAATCATTAAGTGTTGTCATTGTAGTGCTGCCTTTAATGCGTCAGAAAATTTAGTGCCAGAAGTTCCAAAAGAATCTTTACTAACTTTGCCTGTCTTTAACCATGCTTTAGCTTTACCGTGTCCTTGATTGTGTGCGTATGCTAATGCTGCCAGTTTTTCTTTGTCAGAAAGTTTTTTATACTCAGGTGATGTCATCATGTACCTATGGTTTTGAGCAGTGTAAGCAGCAAAGGCTTTCTCCTGCAAGTCTACATCTCCTCTAAATGACTCTCTAGCTTTTTTATTATGGTCTAATGTTAACCCTAATAACTTAGCTGCATCTATCTTGGCGTCTTTACCTAACTGATATCTACCATCGTAGTGATCATTAGCACCTCCCATAGCATTGTATCCTCCTGACCCTGCAGATTCTATACTAGCTATTTCTTCTCTGTATATATCCCACATGTTTTTATCTACACCTAGTCTCTCTGATACAAGATCGTACACAGTGTTTTCCCATGTAGGTTTTTTCTTAGGGGTCATTAAACCTTGGGGTTCTTTTTCTATGGATTCAGAATCAGGGATGGTTATTTCTACATCATCAAATACAACCTCATCCTTTGGTATAAGTATTGCTACCATATCTATAAGTCCTTGTATATTATTTTTTCTGACTAAGTTTGTTTGTAACAGGATGAATATAGAAAGCACCGCTAGGAAGATTATCATATGCTTTATTTTTATCTGCATTACTCATACTTTCTGAAAATGTATACGGATTATTTCTTGTTGCCGCCTCTGTATCCTCTTGCTCTATTATCTCAGGTTCTTCTCCTAATTTTTTACCTGTCTCAGGATTATGCGTATCGCCAAACAACTCATCCCACTCATCTACTCTTAGGTTGTCAGGAACATCTATTTCACCATTTAATATTTGCTGTCTTGTTTCGTAGTCTAGTGAAACACCTGTGAATCTACTAGTAAAAGCATTTGGTCTAGGTGGTACTTTTATTTCTAGGTCTAAGCTAGTAGTTTCAGGAACTTCTGGAGTAGATATAACAGGCTCCTCCCCTGCTAGTTGTACGCTTGGTATTAAACCTTTTGTAGCCATATCTTTTAGTAAATCATCTACTTGCTCTTCAGGAGCAGTTTGACCCCCTATTATTAAACCCTTCACTTTCTTATCTGCACCTATAATTATTTCATGCCTAACACCATTGTGCACTACGCTGAATTTATTTTCTACATCTTTATTTATTGAAGGTTTAGCTTTTAATATATCTCTAACTACTTTTCGTTCTAGATCATCATCTTCTAGATTGCTGTACTCTAACCCTGCTATGTCCTCCTCAGTTAATCCATTATCCGTTAACAAAGTACGAAATCTATTTATATATTCAGGATCATCTTTAGCTACAAGACCTACTTGATTGAGTAGCTTTTGTCTTTTATCAAGCTTTGCTAACTCCATTGCTCTAGCATTAGCTGCATCTGTTTCTAATCCCTCTGCCATTGCTCTTTTAATATAAACATCATCACGTATGTTAGAGTCAATCGTACTATCAATTAAACTTACCATCCTATTAAAAGAGGATGCTGCGCTTGTTGGGTCAAAGTCTCGTGTAGGTGTAAACGAAAAGTATGTACCAGGTGCAACACTATCATAAGTCTCCTGTTTAGATATTTCGTTTATATCCATAACAGAATAGCCGTCATAGTAAGCATCTTTATCTAGCTTTGATCTTACTGCATCATCTAAGTCAATACCAAAGATAGTCTTCATTAGACCTCTTTGTGGGTCTTGAGTGCTACCTAGTGATGGGTCAGTAAGAGCAGTGTTCATCTTGTAAAACTCCTCTGACTTAACATCCCCATATGAAAAGTTCTCTGAGAAGTCTATCAAAGATTCTATCTCGTACTCATCAAACTTTTGCCCAGATGTAAAGTTGCGCCTTGCTGCTTCTTCTTGAGCAGACACAGACAAGTCAAACAAACCTTTAGGACCAGACGCAATAGCTGCATTAATGTGTTTATCTTCAAAGCCTAACGATCTTAGTCTTGATATCTCAGACTTAGCTAAGTTACCTAGCTGTCTAAGCTGAGTTATCTTAGTCTTACCTTCTTCTGCATTTTCTTTTAGTTCTCTTTTATATTCTCTTGCTTCTTTAACTCTTTCGTTAATCCGCATTGCAGAGTCTGACAAAAATCCTGCAGCAAATGCTTTTGCGTTAAATCCCATAATATCCTACCTTCTAGCCATTAGGCCCATCTCTTGTGGAGCCTCTTCAGGTGGCTCATTTACTTGTTGCATTTCTTCTGGCTCTGGTGGTGGCATGTCTTGCGCTTCAGTTACTTCATCACGGTTTACATCTTTATCTAGAAACTCTGACATTTGACCTAGTAGTTCTGTGCCTGAATCTTCACCCCCTTCTTTTTTTGCTTTTATTAAAGCTCCCTGTAGAATCATCTGAACTCTAGTTCTTTCTTTCTTATCTAATTCTGCTTGTGGGTCTTTGTTACTAAACTTATAGTCTATGTCATTGCTCTCAGCTACAGCAGCTAGAAACTCCATGACTACAGGTTTTACAAGTAGAGCAACATCTAAACTGTGCGTACCTTTCATAACTTGAGATAAGGTCAACGCTTCTGACAAAGGATTGATAGCTATGCCAGATTCTATAGCAATCATTAAATCATCTAGAGTATCTTCTTTAGATAAACTTGTCATGTAAAAACTTATAGCATCTTCTACCCTATCTATATTTACAGGACGCTCCCAAGGACGCTCTCCTATTTTATGGGTAAATAAAGAGTTACCTGCTATTGGTGCTCCAAAATCTAATACTGCCATTTTATTTTCCTATTTAGTAAACCCAGCGCCAAAGTATAATCCTACTATGGCTGATACAATATGTGTGTCAAGGGGTGTGATTACAAATCCTTTAGCCATCTTCCATTGGATAGCGTCATCAGGTCCAAACATCCAGTTCCAAAAACCACCAGTTGCTTCTGTATATCCTACGTATACACTTACTTCAGGATACCACACTGCGACTAGCTTTGGCAAGACAATAATGCTAAACACTGCAGATAAAGCTATAAGTCTGCGTGTCCAAGCAAAGTGCTTGTCATCCTTGCCAGCGTTACGTGCTTCATCTACAGCTTGCTTTCTGAAGTTGGCACGTTCCATAAGCATTTTGTTGTTAGCTTCTTTAGCCTTTATGGACTGACCCCATATAGACATCACTCCACCTAGTATAGTGGAGAACAGCATGGTAATTAGTTCTAGGGGTAGACCAAACATTAGTTACTCCATGTTTCAGGGTTGCCAAGATTTACAGTTATAAATGTTTGGAACGGCTTACCCTCTTTTTTTAAATCTTCTTGTTTAGCGTAACCAACCATAGAAGCAGCTTGAACAGGAGAAGCATCTAACAGTAGTTGCCTCGCTAGTTTTTTATCGCCACTATCTAGTGCTTTATAATATTCTTTACGTCTAGGACCATCATTGTAATCAAATGTGTCATTTATCACAACATCACCATTTTCATTTGTGTCAAATCTAAAGACACCAAAACTTCTAGCCATCCTTAGTTCAGGATTTAGTATCCCTGCTAGCGGTCCTTTTTTGTTTACATCTAGCTCTTTCTGTCCTAAGTCTTCATACTTAGTATATTTTCTGCCATCTTTCATAGCGTTGTTTACAGCATTACGTAAAGCTTTTATATCTGAATCTGTAATGCTTTCTTCAGTAAAAGACCCTCCTGCATTTAAAATATTATTTGCAAAAAATCTAAATTCTGTAGTTCCAAAGTTTTCTAAAAAGTTACCTAGCCCCTCAAATACGCCTGCTTTAACTACTGTAGCACCATCATTAATACCCTCTTCATCTCCCTCAGATGTACCTTCAACTGGCTTAGACATTAAGCCTTGACCCTCCATAAGTAGCTCCATCTGTGTTTTTTGTTCTGGTATTATTGCTTTACCCAAATCCTCTGATGTAATCTGTGGTACACCTGCTAGTGCTGCTGTTGTGTTCTTACCTACAATGCCATCAACTTTTAAACCTTTTTCTTTTTGAAATGCTTTTATAGCTTTCTTTGTCTGTGGACCTACTATGCCATCTACAGTTATGTTGTACCCTGCATCAACTAACTTCTCTTGTATTTCTCTATTGTTTAACTTTACAGGTTCTTCAGGTATAGGATCAACAAATGTTTCAGGCTCCGCTGGCTGTGTCATTAGCTCTTCTTTAGCTATCATAGCTGTTACATCTGTCAACAAATCATTTACTACTGGGGATGTCAGTCTTTGTTTCATAACTTTAGGAACTTCGTTACCAAACTTAGAAAGTCTTCTTATAGTAGTGCTATGTCTATCATACAAAGAGTTTGGATTTATGAGTAACTCCTGTAAGCCAGCACTGTCTAGTTCAACGCCTACATCTTCATCTTCAGAATCGTCATAGTCGTTCATCATAGTAATTGCATTTGTAGTAGCAGCTACTGGATTAGTTGTTGATTTGTCATCATCATCGTCATCATCTTCAGGTCTAGCTTTAGGACGTGGACTTGCCATCAATCCTTCAGGTCTAGCTTTAGGGCGTATACTTGAGGTTGGAGCACCTGACGGTTTTTTATCGTCATCTCCAATACCTAAAAAGTTTTTTATTATTTCACCTAATCCTAATTGTTCAGCCATTTTATTTTACCTTATGAAAAGAAACTACCAATGCCACCTGCTTCACCTACAGCACCTATTACAGATGATAAGAACATACCTGCTGCTGATGAAAATGCAGCGTCCTCGCCAGAGTCATTATTTATTTTTGCTTTAAGAAGTTCAAAGTCTCTATCTAATTGTTTCTCTGAAGTAGTCCATGCATAGTTCATCAAGTCACGTTCTTGTTGCCACAGTTCAGCTATACCTTGTGCAGTCAAATTATTTGCTGTCATAGCTTCTCTCATAGTAGCTTCGTTCATAGATGCATTATTTATTGTAGCTATACTCTGTCTCCAGACTGCGTTAGCTTGTGCTATAACTAATTGATTCTGTGCGTTAAATATATCACGCTGATTATCAAGTTCTGCTTGAAACTTAGCTATAGTATTTTCTTCACCTGCATTAAACTGTTCCATAGCATTATTTTGTGCTGTATTAAACTGTTCTACTTGTGCAGTTATAGTATCAAAAAATTGATTGACTTGATTTACGCTTTCAGCATTAAATTGTAAGGCTACATTTTCTGCAGCTTGATCAGAGAATATACTTTGTACAAGTGACTGCGCCTCAAACATGGTAGCTTGCTGTTGATTATCTAAGTTAGCCATATCCATCTGTAAAAATGCTTGTGCTTGTTGTGTAGCAGCTTGTTGTCTGTTACTCAAGTTAGTAGTATCTATCTGAGTTAGGGCAGCACAGTCAGCTAAAAGTTTAGCTGATCTGCTATCTAAGTTAGCTAAGTCAACTGTCTGTGCTAACTCAGAGTTTCTAATAGCACGAGTTTGCTCTGCTGTGAAGTTTAGATTAGCTATCTCTGCAATACGTTCTGATCTTATGATATTTACTTGTTGTTTATTAGTAAGCTCTTGACCTTTCATAGCTGCTTCTATCTGTGCATTTGCAAGAGCAGTTTGTTGACGTGCAGATAAGTTTTCTACTTCGATGTTTAACTTATTAGTCATGTTAAACATCCTAGTTTGTTGCTCGTTGTTTAACTCTATCTCTCTTTCTGCTAACTGATTAGACACATTAAACAAAGATGTTTGTTGTCTGTTATCTAACACTCTACCTTCCATAGCTGCTTTGGCAACAGCATCCTGTATAAACGCCTGTTGTTTATTTGTAGCGTTTTGCATCTCTGTTTCAAATGCTTGAGTACTTTCTATTACAGCCATCTGTTGCTCGTTAGAAAGAACTTGCCCCATCATGGATGCTTTTACTTGTAGATTAGACAACGCAGTTTGTTGTGAGTTAGATAGGTTAGTCATCTCTACTTCTAGATTTTGTGTGGATTCTAGTATAGACATCTGCTGTCTATTTGTCAGGTTCAAGTTATTTACTTCTGCGTATCTAGAAGCGTTAGCTAGTGCCACGTTCTCACTGATACCCAGTGTTATATTTTGTAAACCTGCTCTAAGTTGTGCCTGTGCTAGTACAGCCTCTTGAGTGTTACTTAGGTTAGTCAACTGTAAGTTAGTATTGTTCATGCTGTTTTGCACTGCCATAGCTTGTCTGTTGGTTAAATTCTGTAACTCAAACTTCTGTGCGGCTGCAGCATTAGCTAATGCCACAGTTTGTTTGTTACGGACATTTTCTAAATCCATAGCTGCAAATGTAGCTGCATCAGCTTGAGCTATAGGTATAGCACTCTCCATAGCAGCTTGTATCATGGCGGCTCCTACCATAGAGCTACCACCTAAACCTCTGGCGTTCATAACTTCATTAACTCTACGTAAAGCTCCTGCAGCCCATGCAGGTGTGCCATCGTCAAATGAAGCCATAAGTTTTTCTAGCTGACCCTCTACTGTTGACTGTGGGCTAACTTCACCTAAAACAAACTTTGCTTCTAGTTGTTGAGAAAAAGTAGCTGTTTGGGCCTTACCTTTGGAGTCTTCATTTAGTGCTGTAAGAGTTGCACCAGTGACAACAATCTCTTCTACATTTATTATTTTGTTTACGTCCACTAACTCAGAATCAGAAACATTTGTCTCTTCTGCAGTTAGATCAGGCTCAAACTCTGATTTCTTTTCTTCTGCACTAGCCTCTTCAGAAAACTTAGCAGCGTCTGATACCTTTGTAATTGAAGCCTTTGCTGCACTAGTAGGGTCTAGCGTGTAGTCTACTTCTGCCTCTGCTTTGGGTGTATCATCTGCAAACTTAGCAGCATCTATATCGCCTTGCTGTTCAATCTGTTCAGTAGTAGCTTTAGTGTAACTGTCAAATATCTCTGCAGTAGGTAGCTCACCGCTGTCTAAACTACGTTTTACTTCTGGTATCTGTCTTATTGTATCAATAGTCGCAGGTGACAAATCAAGCTGTGCTAAATCTTCTGGACTCATTGTTTCAGCTTTCATCAAAGCTTCGTCAGATGGTGTTCCTGTTGCAGCAGCAAAATCCTCTAGTGCAGTTTTTACATTTTCTTGAGATGTAACTGCCTCGTAAGTTTCTGCACGACTTTTTATTGCATCTTGTTCTATCTGTGCTTGTTGATTTTTGTAATACTCAGCTATTGATTTTTTTGTTGCTTCAGGTAAAGGTGTGACCATTGGCACGACTGCAGGAGGGTATTTTTTCATACGCTCCATAGGATCTAACCCTGCAAGGTACGCTATTGCTGTTTTAACTGCAGGTGTATCTATTGCTCCAGCTTGGGTAGCTAACTTTACAATTACATCTTTAGCATCTAAAACCTGCCCTGTTTCAGAGTCTATAAGCTGTCCATCCTCCGCTTTTATTTTGTACACTTCTTGATTTGTTACTAGATCTTCAGGAGATGAAATAGTTTTAGCTAACGACTCAGATACACTAGGGATATCTGTAACTTTTGTACGTTCTTCTGCAGCAAGTAAATCTCCGTAGGTGCTTTCTACTAACGATTCTGCATCTTTTACTTTTTGTTCTGCTTGTTTATAAGGAACTAAGTCTTTTTGATATTTAACATATACAGGATCTGTTTTTATAGCATTTATAGCTCCTGCAACACTTAAGCTTATTATTTCAGCAGCAGTATCTTTATTTTTAAAGTCTGTTACAGTAAGGCTTTGTCCGTTAGGAAAAGTAAAAATCCAGTTTTTTGATTTTCCAGTTATTTCATAATCAGACATATCTTCAGGTAAATCACCGCTGCTGACTAAATCATCAAAGCCTTGTACATTTGGATTTACATCAGGATATTCTATTTTAGATAAATCTGGTGCTTCAGGTTTTTCTATTTCGTTAAAAGCTTTCTGTGCATCTGTTAAAACTTTTTGTGCATCTGCATAAGCTTTCTGTGCTTCATCTAAAGTTGTAGAAGTAGTTGTATCATCATCTACAACTGTGTCATCTAGAACTGTATCGTCTACTTTTTCATCATCTATAACTGTAGTGTCTGTGGTTGCATCTGTAACACCTTCAGGAAAATCTCTATCTGGAGCATAGTACAAACCATCTGAGCCTTTTTTGTAGTTATGCTTTTCTATTAGTATTTTACCTACGCCATCAGTGGCCTCTTGTCCAAGGAGCCCTTCAATTTTAGTTTCGACATCAGCAACAATAGCATCTGCTGCTGTATCGTCTGCTTCAGTACCCTTTGAGAACGCATCTTCTATGTTATCTAGATATTTTGTTGACTCTACTTCTGCTTCTGCTTCAGTACCCTCTAATATTTTCTCTGCTTCAACAATTACAGGTGCAGGTATATCAGCTTGTCCTCTTAAATCATCTACTAATTTCTGTGCTCCTTCTGTGTTTCCTTCTTCTTGCGCTGCTTTAATAGCGGCTATCTGTGCATCAAAGTCTTCAGGTAAAGGTGCAGCACTTACTGTTCCAACATTTTTTAATAACTTATTTTCTGCGTTATATTTGTTTGCCTCTTCATTTAGTTGATCTATTGTTTTACCTTGTTTACTATCCCTGTAGCCTAGAGTTAAATCATTACCTTGTTTTTGAACAGCCGCCTCTACACTATATGGATCAGCAGATTTTTTTGATACATCTAATGTAAAATTATTGTAATCGTCACGGCTGTTTATAGTTGCACCTGTATTTTTAGCATGGTTTAGATATGCCTCTGCATAACCTTTTTGAACGTTAACCATGCTGCCATCAGGAAAATAAATCAGCGCCATATCGTCTTGATCATCAGCACCAAAGTCTTTCATCACAGGTACACCTGATTCTTTAGCTGCATCCTTTGGATTTACAGGTCCACCGTCACTCATACCAATACCTGACAGGGGTTCACCCTCTACACGTTGCTTGGCTATTTCAGTATAGCGTCCTAGCATAGAACCAGCAGAAGGTGTGGCTGCAACAAATGCATCCATTTGCTCCTGTCTTGCAGGACCATCGTACCCTAGTTCAGTTAGTAACTGATATGTTTGTTGAGTATTAAAACCTTTAAACTTAGCCATTTATGTCACCATGTATATTATTAAACCTAGCATTGCTGCTCCAGTTATTATGATTAGTATTGAAAGAGTCCAAGTAACTATTGCCTCTTGTATTTCAGCTTTACGGTACTCTTGGTCTTTCTTCTTCTTGCGTATCTTACCTTCAGTAGCAACAAGCTCATCCCATGCAGATGGCCCCATGCTGAAACTGATCCAATCCTTTAACTCTTTTCGCATAGATTCAGCTTTTCTTTTAGCTGTAAATATCTCTAGAGCTTCTGCCTCAACAGACCCTCCATTAAGTGCTTTCCACCAAGGAGGGTTCTTATTTTTCTGTTCAGCGTAGGACAGATCACTCATAGCACCTGCCCACTGGGTCAACTGTCCTGACATATCTTGCAGGTCTTTGCCTACTTGAAAGCCTTTCTTGAGCGCATTAAATGCTACAGTTGCACCACCTATGATGGTAACTGGGTCCACAAGTACTCTCCCTACTTTTGGTATGTATTATTTAAGCGTCATCCAAACTGCAGTTGCTAAAAATGTTAGTACGGCTACAGTTCCCATCTTTACTGTTGTAGCCCATATACTTTTCTTAGTGTATCTCCATGCTTCTAATAAACCACGCATGTCTCTAATGTCATTGGCTGCATCTTGATCTTGCAAGCCTAACTCACGCAAAGCTTCACTTGCGCCTTTCTTAGCGGCACGATCTAGCATTTCTTCTAGTTGCTCTGGTGTAATGTCAACCACGCTTAACCTCCGTTTATTTTTTTCCTGTTATAATAGCAGTAGAAGTTTCTCTATTTATTTTCATATGTCCGTAACAATATATATTATAATCCATATTGTTTTCATCTTTTTCAGTTTTTACTAGCCCATTTATTTCTACATTTTTAAAAATATATTCTTTTTTATTTCCTTCAAACACTCTCCATGCATGATCTATTGTACCTTTATTTAATTTACCTTTTTGTTTGTTGTATCTAATTCTATATTTATTCATACTATTTCAACTTCTGTATTATTATTAATATTATCAATTGTTTTTAAATTAAAATGTACAAACTTAAAAGGTTTCTTACTTATGTTTCTAGTAAAGGCATGGGCTAACCAAGAGTTTGTGAAAATTAAAGTTCCTTCTTTTGGTTTAAAATTAATAATATTACTAGCTAAAGTAAGATCTTCTGTATTATTTTCAGACAAACTACTTTGTATTTTTCCAGCACGAGGATCGTAGAATATAAGACTAGGAGACTCTTCAGGAACTTTTAAAAAATAAAACCCGACTATTTGAGAGCCGTTTGTATGTACATGTTGTTCCATATTAGAATATTTATAATGTTCTTGTGTCCACATTTCTGTAAAATTTAAAAGTAAATTATTTAGATTATAACCTTGATTGTTTAAAATATCCCAAGCTGTATTACCTACAAAATTACAAAACTCTTGTATGCTAGGTTCGTGATAATAACTACCACTCATAATAACAGGATAAACAGAGTTTAAGTTTTGTTTTTGTTTAATTTCTTTTATGTATTTTTTAGATACTTTTTTAACAGAAGATAAAAATTCAGGTTTGTGTATGCTGTATATTTGAGTGCAAAAATGATTTTCCACATTTATTGTTTCTTTATTATCAATATCAGAACTTTTTTCTTCCTCCATTACTTTTATATTTCTCCTTGACATAACGTGATAATTATATTCATCTAAATTATAGTTTTTGTAGTATCCTAGTTTCTCAAGTTTTTGTGACGCATTTTCTAAATCACTCCACTTTTGTACAAAAATAATTGCTCCCTCTGGTTTTACTCCTATATATTCTTTTTCTTTAGGTCTGTAGTATGCAAGCAACCATATGTCCATATTTGTTTGAGCAAAAAATTTATTTAGTGTTTTGCACTGCATATCTAACAGTGGGTAATCTTCACTATAATTATAATCTATAAACATAGAAACTTTAAGTTTTGTATTTTTAAAATTAAAACACTCTTTAAAAACATCTTCCCACAAGTTTTTACTTACTGTTGTTTTTACCTCGCCTGAATTTAGTGCTTGTTCTGCAAAAGGACACTTTGCAATGCCATTGTTATATTCTGTTGATTGACTTAAATATTTAATCCAATCTTTAACTAACTTATTACTCATTTTTTACTAGAGAAATATAAACTATTTAAATCTGTAAATGCTTTTTTTGCTGGCCTAAATCTTGTTCTAAATACATGGTTTATCATATACTCCCAACCACTTTCTTTTTCTGTCATAGGTCTACAAACATAATCTGGTTGGGCTAAACATATAGGAGTTATTTGAAATAAAGGATCACCGTGACGTATTAAGAATTTATCTTTTTTTGTGTTTATAAACATAACTGGATTTAATTCATTTATGTGCGTTGGGTCTAATATACCTGTTGAAGAATAATAATCTGTTTGATTATGATAATGTAAAGGAGAGTGCATTATTCCCCACCCTTTAGGGCATTTAAATCTCCAAGGCGTATTTATTTTTAATAGTGTTGGAAAAGTTCCGTCTGGTACTTTTACAAAATCCGTAAAAAGATGAGATTGAAAAAATCCTACAGGATTGAAACCCATTTCTCCAATATCTTTGCTAGGAAAATGTACATTAATAAAACCTGTATTATGATCAAGTTGTACTTCCATATCAGTCCATGATCTAACTAACCATCCTATTTTATTTTGTAAACTAATTCCTGAACAAATATCTGTTCGACCACTTCTTCGATCAAGATTTTTACTTTCTTTATCTGAGTCTACTGCTCCTTTACGCCAAGGTATTATAGTTTCAGATATTGGCGTTACTAAACTATCATAAAGTACTTCCTTATTACGAGGAAAAAATTCATACTTTATATTATTGTGTTTTCTTTTAAACATTATACACTCACTTTCTTTTGTGAGCATATCATATTATTATTTATTTGTAAAGTAGCACGTTTATATAATCTATAATCTAATTTATATTTTTCTTTTATTAATGGATAGTATTTATGATTTTTAATTTGACCTATTGAAAATTTTGGTACACTTTTATTTAAATGGGGAACTTCTCCTTTAAAACCTATATGCCTCAATAAATTAATTTGTGATAAAAATAATTCTTGTTTTAGGTACATGCAATCTAACCAATATATTTGAGGAATAAAAACAATATCAGCTATGGTAATAAATGATTTATCTATGGCTTTATCTAAACTTATATTATCTTCACCAAACCTATGATTAAGAGCAGAAACATATCTATCTATTGGTTCTCTTATATGTGCAACAAACTTGCATTTGTTTGAAATACTTTTTCCATATTTACTATGCACAATTTTTTTTATTCTGCTTGCTGTGGGGTGGGTAAATTGTTTTATAAATAATGTTTGATCATCTTCTAAATAATTTTCTGTAATTATTTTTTCAAAAGTGTGTGTTCCAGTTTTTGTTGGACAAACAATAGCAGTATTAATTTTACGTATATACATTTACTCTGGAGTTACTACTACCCAAGATACAGTATCTTCATCCCATGTATATACTTGTCCATCTTCAGGATATGCGACAGGAGCATCAAAAGCGCAATTTGTTTCATTAAAGACCCAAGATGCGTAACCCCCATTTGCAACCCACTCATCTTTTGTAAATTTTTGTTTGGCTGCAATTTCTTCTGCAGTCATGTCTAAAACATGCCATACATCTTTATAAACACCATCAACTATATCATAAGAAAGGCCATTATGTTTAAATGCTATTGCAATATTACCACCAATAGCCTCATTAAATTTTTGATATGGAGTTAATAAAGGCGGTTCACTACGAATAAATAACATGTAGCCTGATGGTGGGCCGCTATCAAAATCGTGGTCAATAAAAATTTGTTTTAAATTGCTTTCAAAACGAGGGTGTCCAATGTGATCACCATTGTCATCAATTTTTATGTATAAACGATTTGCCATTATTTATCGCCAGTACACGTACTTGGAAAACTTCTAGCACATCCAGGCCATATAATACGAACTGCTGCTGGTCCACCATCAGAAACAGAAGAAACAGACGATTTATAAGCTTTGCCACCACCGCCATATGTTTGACCAGAACCACCTGAACCAGCATAACCATGACGATTAGCTCCATAGTAGCCTCCTGCGGAACCTCCAGTTCCACTGCTACCTTCTCCTAAAATACCAACTCCTCCACCATATCCACTGGGTTGATTATCATTAGCAATGCCACCGCCGCCGCCACCTCCACCGCCTGATCCATTTTCACCTGCAGCAAAAGAAGCCCGACCTTGCCCACCATCTCCTGAATAGCCACCAGCACCACCGCCTCCTGCTGAAGAGTGATTTCCAGAGTCATAAGTACTACCGCCACCATTTCCACCACCATCTCCTGTAAAATCACCACCAAAAGAATTTTCGCCAGAGCCAACATTATTAGGACTTCCAGCCCCACCGCCGCCACCTTTAACAGTAGATGTGTTTACAAAAGAACTATCTCCACCAGCACGATCTGATGCAGTATATGAGTGTACTCCTTTAGCACCAACAGTAACAGTATAGGTACTTCCAGGGCTTACTGTATAATTATTTTTATAGCCAAGTCCACCACCGCCGCCACCTGATCCACGAGAGTACGAAATAGAACCTGCGCCACCTGCGCCAACAGCAACTACAGAGACAGATGTAACACCTGCAGGAGCTTCCCAACAATATGCACCAGCAGATGTATATGCTTGTTGACCTGGGGGTGCGCCTCTTGCAGGAAAAGAACCAAAACCTAAAACATTATAACCAAAACTAGTCATTGTTACCTCTTACGCGTCATTTGCTGCATCTGTAGTAAAGAACAATTTTATACCTAAAAGTCTTGCATCACCAGATTGATCATCTGCTGACACATCTCTACTAACTTGAAAGAAACATAAATCATTAGCAGCAGGAGTACCTGCTATTGTAACATTACCGCTTTCAGCAGAAACCATTAAATCATTAGAAGTTCCGCTATGGGCTAGTGCTGTAGTTACTACAACAGTTCCAAAAGCAGTATTAATTGAATCATCATTTGATGCACACACACCTGCTAATCCCCATGCAACTGTACCTGTGTTAGTTCCTGTCACAGTCCAAAAAGGCTGAAATGTTATTGTACCTTCGTTCCAGCTTTTAGGAAATGCTATAGTAAACTGTGCAAAATCATCTGCACCAGTAGCGAAATCTAGAACTTTTAAATCTGGTCTACCTGCTGTTGTTTCTACTTGAGTTAAGTCAGAGCAAGGATTAGTAGTGCTAGGATACATAGCAGCAGCAGGAATCCAAATACTTTCTTTACCTGCTTGTTTAAGTGTACCAACACCATCTAGTTTATTTAACTCAGCAGCACTTGATGTAATTGCTGTACCACCAATATTAAAACCTGTAGCTCGTACAGTAGAATTAAACGTAGCAGCCCCTGCTTCTGACATGTCTAAGGTAAGGGCAGTTATAGTTGATCCACCATCGTTTCCTAAAAAATTAATATCTTTATCAGACACAGAGGATATCATCCTGAAATCCCCACCGTCATTTTGAAAGAAACCTACAGTTGTTCCTGCATCTTTAAAATAAATTCCCCCACCATCAGCATCTAAAACAATATTACCTGCAACATCTACAGTAAGATCACCAGAAGATACGTCTATCTCTTGGCCATCAATAGTAATATTATCTACAATTACTCCTGAGTTAGCTGTAACTGTTCCTTGAAACGCAGCATTAGCACCACTAAAGGATTGAGCAAATGTTGTGCCTGAATAAATAAGTAGATTGCCAGAACTATTTGTAAATGCAGCGTACTGTGTGCCAGCATCTTTTAATGTAACGTCCGCACCATCTGCGTCTAAAATAATATCACCACCAACATCTATAGTAAGATCACCACCATCACTAATGGTTGAGCCATTAATTGTAATGTCATCTACAGTAAGAGTTGTCAGTGTACCTAAAGATGTGATGTTAGTTTGTGCAGCAGTTTGTAGTGTACCAGCTAATTGAGTTGCTGTTAACCTTCCTGTACTTGGATTGTAGGTTAAATTGCCATCGCTCTCCAAACCTATGTTTCCACCGTCTACATCACCACCTGCAGTAAATATAACTGCATTGTCTTCATTAGTGCTTTCGTTATCTGTAATTGTAACTGTTGTTGCTACTGCTGCAGTTGTTGCATTAGCTACAGTAACACCTGCTATAACTGTATTAAGAGCAGTTCCATTTACTGTGATAGCGTCTGCTTCTAGTGTACCGTCAATGTCTGCATTACCTGATATATCTAATGTAGCTGCGTCAAGCTCACCTGAGATTGTAATGTTTCTACCGCCTGATATATCTTTGTTAGAATCAGTTATAATAGCCTTACTAGCTATTACAGTTCCGTTTGTAATACCATCTATTAGATTAATATCTGCAGCACTAGCAGTAACTGCTGTGCCATTTATAGATAATGCATCTGTTTCTAAAGTACCGTCCACATCCACATCACCAGAAATATCTAAAGAAGTTGCAATAAGCTGGGCAACTTGTAAGTCTTCATGGCTAGACCCTAGTTTTAATTCAAACTTTGGACCTGTAGTATTATAAGTAAATGTAGCATCGTCACCACTACCGCCCTCTATTGTAATACCTGCGCCATTTATTACTGCAGATGTACTGTTACCACTATCAAGAACAATGTTGTGATCATTAAGATTTACAGTCGTAGAGTTTACTGTTGTGGTTGTGCCTGATACAGTCAAGTCACCTGTAACTGTAAGGTTGTCTGCGACTGTAACCTCTGAGGTGCTGTGCCCTAATGTAATGGCTGTGCCTGACACACCTGTACCAATAGATACAGACTCACTGCTGTTACCTGTGTCAACTACAAAGTAAGCATCTGATCCTTGTTTAATTGTAAAGGCAGTGGCTGAGTTGTCCGTAACAGCTACGTTTATATCTGTGGCATCAGCACTAATAGAGTCTAGTGCAATGTCACCTACGTTAGTAATGTTGTTATCACCGAAGCTTACATTGTCACCAAAAGTTTTATTAGTTAGTGTGTCTGTTGTAGCTTTACCGACTAATGTATCTGTGGCAGCAGGTAGTGTTAGTGTTATGTTTCCACTAAATGCTGAGTGAGCAGGAGCTTGTAGTTGAGCATAGTGTGCATTAGAAACCTCACAATAAAATCTAACATATGATTGTGCTCCAGAGTTTTTAATAGAGATACCACCTGACTGCATATCAATACCGTTAGAGCCATCTATCCTAACAACACCTGAACCATTGGGTGTTAGTGTAATGTTACCGTTTGATACAGATACAATATCTTCTCCATTAACATCAAGAGAACCACCTAGCTGTGGTGTGGTGTCTTCTACTACGTTAGATAGACCGCTAGATGTGGCAAGCCCAGAAACTATAGTACTACGTGTAATTTTTTTAAGCCCACCACCAGAAGTATCTACAGCTAAAAATACATCATCGTTAGCTACTGTGCTAATCTCTGATAGATCACCTACACCTGTAGGATTAAAATTTGTACCGTCTGCAATCAACAAGTGACCTGCAGTGTTAGTAGACATAGTGAGATCATCACCGCCAACGGTAAGATCACCTGTAAGTGTAAGGTTTCTTATGCCAGTGTAGTCTTTGTTAGAATCTAGCACGACTGCTTTAGATGCAATGGCTGTACCTACAGCAGTACTACCTAAATCAAGAGCGTTGAGTTCTCCAACAACTGCTGTTATGCCATCTAATGTATTTAACTCTGCTGTAGTTGAAGTCACTCCATCAAGAATATTGAGTTCAGCAGTGGTAGAAGTTACACCATCTAGTAAGTTTAGTTCCGTAGCAGTTGCTGTTACATTAGTACCACCTATATCAAGCGTAGTTACGGATAGCTCACCTGCAACTGTGGCAATACCATTAGCGACAGTTATAAGATCAGTATCATCTGTATGCCCTATAGTAGAACCATTTATTACTACATCATCTATATCAAGAGAGCCACCTGTAATTAATCCTGTAGTTGTAATAGTACTAGAGCCAGTATCAATAGTGCCAAAACCTGATGTAATACTTCCTGAGTTAAGTGCTCCTACTGTTGTAGCTGCAGTAGTAACTAGGTTAGGCATTGCAGTTATTTCATCGTCAAAATATGCAGCAAGGTCTGTGACAGCAACTTGTACCATTGTGCCATTGTCATTTAGTACGACACGATCAGCATCAGCTACAGTAGTAGAGGTAGCTGAAGTATTACCATCCACAATATTAAGCTCTGCTGCAGTAGATGTAACACCATCCAGTATGTTTAGTTCTGCTGCAGTAGATGTAACAGCAGTACCATCAAGAGAAAGGGTATCTATTTCTGCTGTGCCATCAATAAATATATTACGCCACTGTTGGCTAGAAGACCCTAAGTCATACGTATCATCGTCATCAGGTATAATACTTGAATCAACATCAGCACCAAATACAACATTATCAGAAGCTGAGTCACCTAGTGTTAGTGTACCACCATTAAATGTAGTAGTGCCTGTGACCGTAGCATTACCTGCTACAGTAAGATTGCCGCCTACTGCTAAGTTACCTGATATATCTGCAGCACCATTGATGTCAATAGTGGTAGCTGCAATTTGTATTTCAGTGTCAGCAACAAGATCAAGCTGACCATCAGCACTAGAATTAATATAAATAGCAGTATCACGAAACTGTAACTTTTCTGTCGAAGCAACAAGTATATCATCAGAAAACTCAAAGTAATCCTCGTCTTCCATCCATTTTAATACACCGTCATTAGATTCACCGTCAAAGGTAAGTACAATGTCTGTACCTGTAGTACCAGCACCAAAGGTTAAACTATGCCCTGCCATCGTACTAATAGGGCCGCCTTCTCCTGTTGTACCATCGTGTGTGTGTCCTGTACTAGCTGCAAAGGCTGCGAGAAGTTGATCAAACTCATCATTAGTGTCTGATGCTTGTATTACGTCACCCTCTGAGTATGTAGACTGTCTTGTATATGTAGCGCCCATTAACGTCTAGCTCCTAACTGATATTCTAATTGAAATCCCTTTAGTGAATATGGAGGAGACTCTCCATTGTCATCCACTCTTAATGCAACAGTAAAACCTGAACCTTCTACAGGCTGTCTTACTAGAGGCTGCGATCCTCCTCCGTAAACAAACTGTGTTGTAGATGCTGGGGTAGTATACGTAGATACGCCATATTGTGATCCTACTGAAGCTGTGCTTAAACTGTAAGGTGCAGGTCTTGCCGCACCTGTTGACTCATTGTCATAACGTAAAAGTAAGTCAGCACTTAAAGCCCCCTCTGGTGCATAGTTCAATATAACCCTGTGCATCAACTTTCTAATACCAACATCTCCAAAGTTTAAATCAGGACTTCTGTATCTTCCTTGTATTGCCGCACCATCAAAGTTATCTCCTTTTTCTTGTCTCATAACAAAACCATCAAAAGTGCCGTGAATAACTTGTACATCACCCTCTTCTACAAACGTATCTGTGCTAGACGGTTTTATACCTAGAGTTTCAGCAAACTCAAAGCCATCACCCTTCATAACACATATTACACCTTTTGTTCTTTTTTGTACACGTGCATCTTTACTAAAAAATAATCTATACTGTGTTTTGTCTGGTAAAACAACACTTTCAAAAAGAGATGCATCTGATATTTGATCATCAAACAAAGACTGTACTTTTTTAGATATTGTTCCTAGCTCAACGTCACCAATCCTAGCAGTACCAGCAACAGTCCTTAAACCATCAGGACCAAGAAAGATTAAGTCACCTGCAAATTCTTGAATAGTGCCGCCATTAACACATCCAATGTTTCTGGTTACAGGTTCAATCGCAAAAGAACTTAGGCCACTACCAGTAAGTTTAAATATTCTATTCTCGCAAAATATAAATAAGTTATCACGAAATACTTTTAAACCAACTATGGTATCGTCTACTTTAATAGAGCCAGCGCCATTACCTGAATCAAAAGCATCTTCATCAAAAGGTTCGCTAAACACTAATGTTTGTGGTGTAGAAGATTTACCTGAGTAAAACATGTGATTTCTAAAAGCAGCAACAAATTTAGAACCTGATACTGCGCTTTCACTAACGTCTGTAGCGCCCATCGATGAATTAAAAACTACAGGGGCATTAGCTCTGTCAACACAAATTAGTTTTTCGTTACCATCAAAATTAAATCTTTCAAAAGCGTACTTGTCTGCGTTGGTTCTGTCTGTGTCTCTTTGAGTCCAGCTTTCAGACACTGTATCTGTTGTTGCGTGGTTTGCTGCAGTTGTGCTTGAGGCTGCTCTAGTTACACCTGTAAAAGTACCAGATGTTATTCCTGTGTATGTAAATATTTCACTATTTATTTGAAGCGTACCGCTAGATGAAAAACCAGATGTTGATTCTACCGAAATAGTTCCAGAACCTGTCATTGCAGTAGTAGATACTATCTTTAGTGAAAGTTCTGTTGAACCTGCACTATATATTCTTTCTCCCCTAGCTGCAACTACCCTATCCGCAAATATAGCAGACATTAAAATCTTTTCACTAGAGTTGTTGGTTTGAGGTACTATGTGATTAACGTACTTGCGAAAACCGTTTATACGTCTGTATCCCCCTTCAACGTCAGGCTCAAAGTTTTGTAAAACTAATGCTTCTCCTGGTTGCATAAGAAAAGCAGACCTGTTTAAAACTAGCCCACCTTCGCAATTAAAAGCTGCTGGCTGTAGTGTTGATGTATCTGGCATATTAAGATACTCTTAGTACTGGATTGTAAGTTGTGGTAGCACCACCCATTAATGTTGATCTTACATAGTCATACTTGTTTATTACAAGGGTTTGCATATTTTTTATACCCTGTTGAAATCTATCAAAGTTTACTTGATACTGTTGTATCTCTCCACGATACTGATACACATAAGCTACTGCACCGTCTATTACAACACTCGCAAATCTGTCAGGTATTGTAGTTGTGTCTGTTGCTGCAGATAAGTCTGAAGGAAATGTAAAGTAATCAAATATTAATGTATATTGTTTATCTGGAAAAGGGTATAGTATATAGTTGTTATCAGGAGTACGCACTATAAATCTAGGCACACCACCTTTTGTAAACTGTGTTACCGTTGTGCTATTTGATATAGCTGCTGCTGTGGTGCTGTTTGCACCTCTAGTACATCCTGTAAAATCGTTACCTGATATACCTGTGTATGTTATTTGTTCGCCACCTATAAATAAAGTGCCTGTAGAATCAAAGCCTGTGGTAGATGCAACTGTTATTGTAGTAACTGCTGCTGACAATCCATCTGTTGCATTGACAGTTGTAGATGTAACATCGTCTTCTTGTATAGCATAGTCTCTTGATATGTACTCATTATAGTTTAATTTAGTCAGACTATTACCTGCTGAAGTTAGATCTTCATCTTTTTTTATTCTTGCTGTGTTGTAATCTATGTACTTTGTACTTGTTGGTATAGTGTACTTAGCAACACCAGGTGTAAGTGTAGAAGAGTTTGATGCGTGGTTAAAAGGATAAGCAAACTCTCTTTGATTAATATATCTTATGGATTCATTGACAGCATTTTGACACTGTGTTTGTACGCCTCTTGGACTTGCAAAGTTAGAAGATGTGAGTTCTACCTCGTTCATCCTAACTAGTGTTTTGTTTGTCAGTGTAAGAAATGTTTCTGCCATAAGTACTTCCTAATATGTGATAAGGGGGCCAGTCGCCCAGCCCCCAAAGTATTATGCTAGTAGATCACGATCTACTTCATTAGCAGATGTTGACTGTGATATGTCATCCATCATTACACAAACAGCGTACACACGTATGATACCACCAGTGATAGTTCCACCTGACGCATGAATCTCTACGTCAATAGTGTCTGCTGCTGCAGTAAACGATGGTAGGTTAGAACATACACCTGAAGATGTAATAGCAGGAGTGTGATCTCCTACTGATGCACCGTCTAGGTCAAATGCCGTAGCAAAAATGTCTACGTCTGTTCCTGTGATACCGACATGAATTGAAGAGTCTGTAGTAGTACCTGCCATTGCAGTTACAACTTCAAAACCTGCATGTAGGATCAAAGTGTTAGCAGGAACAGCGATAGCTTCAATAATATCATTTGCTGCTAACGCAGTACCACCGTTTTGTAATATAGCATCTGCGAGATCAATATCGTTCTGCAGAGTAACTAAGTTACCACGAAGCTGCTTGTTGCCAGTACCGCCATTGTTGGAAGTAGAGGCTGAGTTCGTGCTCATTGAAATAGTAGCCATTGTTCAATCTCCCTTCTTACGCTGCGTTGTACTTAGCTGTTACAATACCTTCTGGA